TTACCAACTATGAGACGACCAGAATACTCTGCCAATAATCCTTACGGTTTCATGAAATTCATCTCTATCCATTACTTCATCCGGGTACTCTTCGCGATTTATTGATCTGATTATCACCGATGTAGGGGTGGCGATTAATGTTTTTACTCGTAACAAATCAGACTGGCAAATAGCGTAGGTTTTACCATCTCTGATTGTGGTATCTTGCGTGTTAACACCAACAACATCGCCATCGTGAAGCGTTGGTTCCATGCTTTGCCCTACAACCCTAACTAGCTTGGCTGATCTTTCTGATACTCCCATCTTTTTCAGATAGTGCTTTCTGAAAACCAAAGAGAACTCCGATGATTCCTCTAGCTCGCAGCTACCGCTTCCAGCTGAAAGCGAAACGTTAAGAAGAGGCAACGCAACAAACTCGTCATCGTTTCTTTTAATGTCTTCCCATACCACAGCTTTTAAAGATGACTCACGGACATTGGATGGTTCTTCATGTGCACCATCCCTCATTTCACCAATACCAGAACTAAGCCATTCAGGGCGCACTTTTAAAGCATTGGCTAATTCAACCATCTTGCGAGATCCGTTTGTTTTACCGGACGACATCTTCTGTATGGCTGGCTGAGATATTCCAACCATGTCAGCAAGCTGTGATTGTGATACCCCTGCCGAGCTCATGGCTGCATTTAGTCTTTCTGCGAATGTTTTCATACCCACAAATCTATAACTACGGTTATCCAAAGTAAAATAACAAAGGTTATTGCTATTTTTTATAACTTGAGTTATCTTTGGTTATAAGTAATGACCACAAGAGGTATGCTCATGAATTTAGTAATTCAACGAGCCTTGAAAATTGTCGGTAGCCAAAAGCGCCTTGCCGACAAGTGTGGTGTAACGCAGCCAGCAGTACACAAATGGCTGAAAGGCGGGTTGGTCTCTCCAGAGAAAGTTACCGCCATCGTTAACGCCACTGGAGGGCAGATCAAGGCTTACGAAATTCGCCCCGATTTGCCACACCTGTTTCCAAAACCGAATCAGGCAGCATAAGTAACACCGCTCTTTAACAGTCATGGTCTTCATTCCCGCCGAAATGCGGGAATACAACGCGCATAAGTTGATGCGCATAACTTCTTATTTGTTAAGGAAATACTTACATATGGTTCGTGCAAACAAACGCAACGAGGCTCTACGAATCGAGAGTGCGTTGCTTAACAAAATCGCAATGCTTGGAACTGAGAAGACAGCGGAAGCTGTGGGAGTTGATAAGTCGCAGATCAGCAGGTGGAAGAGGGACTGGATTCCAAAGTTCTCAATGCTGCTTGCTGTTCTTGAATGGGGTGTCGTTGACGACGACATGGCTCGATTAGCACGACAAGTTGCTTCGATTCTCACCAATAAAAAACGCCCGGCGGCAACCGAGCGTTCTGATCAAATACAAATGGAATTTTAACAACATCCAACGAGGTAATTATATGCGAAACAAAGGCTTTAATCCACCTGATACACACAAAGAAGCTAAGCGTTTGCGCTTCCTTCGTTCCATTGATGAAAGAACTCAAATCTCTTTTGTGAAAGTTGCCAGAACTGAGCTTCTTAAGGCTGAGGCGAGGGCGTTGCTCCCGTCTCTATCCGCACAACGCAGATGGACGGTCTGTTGGCAATGAAGCAAATGGTAATTATCGATGGTACGACTACTGCAATAACCCCGTCGATGCATGGCCGATTATTGATGACAACGAAATAGCGTTAATCCCATCAAACGACTTTGGTTGGGTTGCTATAAGTGGTTTGATGTTAAATGGCTGTTCTTCGTACATTGATCAACGTCTTGATGGTTGTTTTCAGCATAGTGATACAAACCCACTCCGCGCCGCCATGATCGTATTTCTCATGATGCAGGACGCCAATAATGCTTAGCCCATCCCAATCCATTCAATACCAGAAAGAAAGCGTCGAGCGGGCTTTAACGTGCGCTAACTGCGGTCAGAAGCTGCATGTGCTGGAAGTTCACGTGTGTGAGCACTGCTGCGCAGAACTGATGAGCGATCCGAATAGCTCAATGTACGAGGAAGAAGACGATGAATGAGTTAATAAATGGCAATGCCATCAAAATGACAAGCATTGAAATCGCTGAGTTGGTGGGTAAGCGTCATGACAATGTGAAACGTACCATCGAAACGCTGGCTAAAAATGGTGTTATCCGGCTTCCTCAAATTGAGGTTTCCGAAAGAATCAATAACTTAGGGTTCAATGTTCAGTACGAGCATTACGTCTTCGAAGGCGAACAAGGTAAGCGAGATAGTATTGTTGTTGTTGCCCAGTTGTCGCCAGAGTTCACCGCTCGCCTTGTTGACCGCTGGCGAGATCTTGAAGAAGCTGCGGTTAATATCCCCAAAACGCTACCGGAAGCGTTGCGCCTTGCTGCTGATCTTGCTGAGCAGAAAATGCAACTGGAAAACCAGCTTGCAATTGCCGCACCTAAAGTTGAGTTTGCCGATCGCGTTGGCGAGGCCAGCGGAATTTTGATTGGAAACTTTGCAAAGGTTGTCGGTATTGGTCCAAACAAACTGTTTGCGTGGATGCGCGATCACAAAATCCTTATTGCTTCAGGTTCCCGGCGCAATGTGCCAATGCAGGAATATATGGATCGCGGCTATTTCACAGTGAAAGAAACAGCGGTCAACACAAATCACGGAATACAGATATCGTTCACCACAAAAATCACCGGGCGTGGTCAACAGTGGCTGACCAGAAAGCTGCTCGATAACGGAATGCTGAAAGTAACAGGGGAGGCTGCTTAATGGCTAATCTACGCAAAGAAGCACGCGGCAGAGAATGCCAGGTACGTATTTACGGCGTATGCAATGGTAATCCTGAAACTACAGTTCTGGCACATTACCGGATGGCTGGAATTTGCGGAACGGGAATGAAGCCTGACGACCTGATCGGCGCATGGGCTTGTAGCGCGTGTCACGATGAAATCGACCGACGCACCCATAATCTCGACAACAAAGACGCCAGACTTTACCACCTCGAAGGCGTGATCAGGACGCAGGCGATACTACTGAAGGAGGGGAAGATTAAGCCATGAACGAATATCAGTTTGTGCTTCCATACCCGCCGTCGGTGAATACCTACTGGCGAAGACGGGGAAGCCAATACTACATCAGCGATAAAGGCCAGAAATACCGAAAAGACGTTCAGCAAATCATCCGCCAACTTAAGTTAGACATTTTCACCAAATCACGACTCCGCATCAAAGTAATCGCAGACGTTCCGGACTCCCGCCGCCGCGACCTCGACAACATCCTGAAAGGTTTACTCGACTCCCTTATCCACGCCGGATTTGCGGAAGACGACGAGCAATTCGATGACATTCGCGTAATTCGTGGTGTGAAAGTACCAGGTGGAAGGCTTGGAATAAAAATCACCGAACTGGAGAACGCATGAACGCCACAATTCAAACGATACCAGAGCTTCTTATCCAGACACGAGGCAATCAGACCGAAGTGGCAAGGATGCTTTCCTGCGCAAGAGGAACAGTGCTCAAGTACAACCGAGACAGCAAAGGCGAGCGTCACGTAATAGTTAACGGCGTCCTGATGGTCAAACAGGGCAAAAGGGGAAGGCCATGAGACTCGAAAGCGTAGCTAAATTTCATTCGCCAAAAAGCCCGATGATGAGCGACTCACCACGGGCTACGGCTTCTGACTCTCTTTCCGGTACTGATGTGATGGCTGCTATGGGGATGGCGCAATCACAAGCCGGATTCGGAATGGCTGCATTCTGCGGTACAGGGACATAAAGATACAGGCCATTACCATCGAGAAGGCGGTATGGTTTTTCTTTCGGCTTTGCTGCTTCAATCTGCTTAACGGTGAGCATGGGTAAAAATCCGGTGGGTAAAATTATTTTATCCACTTTTTACCCGTCATGGAGTGCGGCTGTCAACGATCTGACGCGAACCATTACGAACTGTGAATCTACGGAAGTCTTGATATTCAGGGGATTTTGCGGACTGGTACGGATGGGAGCGAACTGATAAATGGTGTCCCCTGCAGGAATCGAACCTGCAATTAGCCCTTAGGAGGGGCTCGTTATATCCATTTAACTAAGAGGACAATGCGGCATGAGTATACCCGCTAATGGAGTGCGGGGTAAGTACGCTGCCGCTCGATTGCTTAAACCCTCGCCATTTATGCCGGGTTTTTATAATTTTTCTTAATGTTTTCCGCACGTTCTGCTTTTTGGCGTGCTTCTGCTTTACGCTTATTGCTCATGTCGTTACGAATCTGTGCATGACTCATTAACGCGAAGATAAAGGTGCCGCCGCAGATGTTCCCCGCTAAAGTAGGTAGTGCGAAGGGCCAGATGAAATCGCTCCAGTGCAGCGTACCGTTAAACACCAGATAGAGGATTTCAACAGAACCGACCACGATATGGGTGGTGTCACCCAGGGCAATAAGCCAGGTCATCAATATAATCACCACAATCTTTGCCGCACCCGCTGCAGGAAACATCCAAACCATAGTGGCGATCAGCCAGCCGGAAATGATCGCGTTGGCAAACATCTCGCTGGGGGTGTTCTTCATCACATCCATGCCGATTTTGACAAATGCATCGCGAGTTTCTTCATTGAAGATAGGCATATATTCAAATGCCCACGCCGCAATACCTGTCCCGAGAATATTACCCAGCAGCACGACGCCCCATAACCGTATAAGTAAGCCGACGTTGCTCATTGTCGGTTTTTGCATGACGGGTAGTACCGCAGTCACGGTATTTTCGGTAAATAATTGCTGGCGGGCCATAATGACGATAATAAAACCAAAGGTATAACCGAGATTCTCCAGCAAGAAGCTGCCCGGCACACCTTCCAGTTCGACTTGAAATATCCCTTTTGCCAGTAACGAAGCGCCCATCGACAGACCCGCCGCAATGGCTGACCACAGTAGCGCCATTGCGTCGCGTTCCAGCTCTTTTTCACCATCCTGGCGGATATGCTCATGAATTGCCATCGCCCGGGAGGGGAGTCGGTCTTCATCTATTTCTATTTTTTTGCCGCGCTCTTTTTCTTCGCTCTCAACTTCAATTTCGTCGCTGTGTTGATCAATTTTGTCGTTGTCCAT